AGACAGCAGTTACCGAGGACAACCCGTCAGGCGAACGAGCTAAAAGACGTAAATCGTTTTGTGCGCGGTCTGCTGGTCAGATGAAAATGTTTCCGGAAGCTGCAAAAGATCCAAATAGCCGCCTAAGACAGGCGCGCCGTCGATGGAAATGCTAGACCATGGAACCCTGGCTTTGGAATACGCTGACAACCGTGGCGGTTGGGGCAATTGGGTGGTTTTTGAAAGAAATGTCTGCTGAGCTTAAGCGGATTAACAAGCTTGTTAATCAGACTCGTGAAGAAGTGGCCAAGGAATATGTCACTAAATCCGAGGTTCATACTGACATTAACCGTGTTCTTGATCGTTTAGAGCGCTTGGACATGAAACTTGATCGTTTAATGGAGAGACGCCGTGCCAACGACGAGTAAAAAGCAGCAAAAATTCATGCTTGCTATTGCTAACAGCCCTAAGTTTGCAAAAAAGGTGGGAGTACCTACTTCAGTGGGTAAGAAGATGGTCCGTGAAGATAAAAAAATGGGCCGTTTAAGCGACGGAGGATCTGTCAATCGGGTAGGTGATGCTGTTATGCCTGATCGTCGCGATCCTGATATTGGCAAAATGATAAGAGAAGTTAAGGTTCCTACTAAAATGCAGGCTGGTGGTGCAGCTAAAGCAAGTTCTGGTGTTTCACGCCTGCGTCGTTCAAGGATGCGATAAATGCCTACCTCAGGGACCGCAACGTTCAACCTAGAGTTTGATGACATTATCGAAGAGGCTTTCGAACGTTGTGGTTTGGAATCGCGAACCGGTTATGATATGCGAACCGCAGCGCGATCCATGAATTTGATGTTTGCAGATTGGGCTAATCGCGGCTTAAATCTTTGGACTATTGAGCAGCGATCCCTGTCTCTTGTTCAAAACACACCCCAATACAGTCTTCCGGACGACACAGTCAATGTGCTTTCTGCGGTGTTGCGTACTGGTTCAGGAAGCCTACAGCAAGATATTACGCTTGACCGAATTAGCCAAAATGAATACTTGCACATGCCAAATAAGCTGGTGCAAGCACGCCCTGCCCAGTACTATGTGCAACGAACAAACCCAGCACAACTTTTTGTTTACCCCAATCCTGATGGGGCGCAGTCCTACATTTTTCGCTACTACGCAGTGCGTCGTATCCAGGATGTTGGTGCTTTAACCAACACTGCAGATGTTGTTTTTCGTTTTTTACCTGCTTTGGTTGCGGGTCTTGCTTACTACATCGCTTTGAAAAAAGCGCCAGATCGCGTTCAGCTTCTCAAAACGTTTTACGAAGAAGAGTTTGCGCGCGCCGCGATGGAAGATCGTGATATCGCAAGTGTATTTTTGACGCCCAATCTTGAATATGGAAGTTGACCATGGGCGGCTATGCTTCTGGCAAATATTCCCAGGCGGTCTGTGACCAGTGTGGGTTCCAATTCCCATTAAATAGCCTGAAAAAAGAGTGGACTGGTTTTAAAGTCTGCCAGGAATGCTACGAACCAAAACACCCTCAACTTGAACCGTTGCGCTATGCCGGGGATGCAATTGCCGTTTATGAACCACGTCCGGATCGTATCGAGCCGGTAACTATCTTTGTTGGTTCTCCCGGAAGCTCTTTGTTTGGCGCTGTAGGCATGCAGCCTGAACCCATCGCACAAGCTATCATACCGGTTGTGACCTTAGGCAACGTAACGGTGACTGTGACATGAACTACACTGAACTCGTAACCCAGATTCAAGACTACGTTGAGACGACGTTTGATTCATCAAACGTGAATACCTTTATTCGTCAGGCCGAAAATAAGATTTACAACACGGTTCAGCTGCCCTCTCTACGTAAAAATGTAACAGGGGCCATGTCTTCTGGTATTAAATATCTTGAATGCCCAGAGGATTTTCTTGCTCCTTACAGCCTAGCCTTGATTCGTGCCACGGGGGAATATGTTTACCTGTTGAATAAAGACGTTAATTTTATGAGACAGGTTTATCCGAATCCGGCAACCACGGGTGAACCAAAGTACTACGCTATTTTTGGTCCTGACATGCCAACTTACCCTAACGAGTTGACATTTATTCTTGGTCCAACGCCTAATGCTTCGTTAACCGTTGAGCTACATTATTTTTATAGGCCAGAATCCATTGTTACTGCTTCTACGACATGGCTTGGTAATAACTTTGACAATGCTCTGCTCTATGGGGCTATCAGAGAAGCTTATGTCTTTTTGAAAGGTGAACAAGATATGGTTGCTAATGTAGAGGCCAAGTACCAGGAAGCCATAGCTCTACTGAAACAGCTTGGAGATGGTAAAGATCGTCAGGATGCTTATCGTTCTGGTCAAGTTCGTTATCCGGTGCAATAAATGGCTATCACTCAGACCCCTTGCACAAGTTTTAAGCTTGAACTTGGTCAAGGTATTCATAACTTTAGTGCTGTTGGCGGCGATACGTTCAAAATCGCTCTTTACTATGCATCGGCTAACCTAAACGCATCGACAACTGTTTACACCTCAACAGGGGAGGTGAGTGGCACAGGTTACAGCGCGGGGGGCATAGCATTAACTAATGTTGCTCCTTCTACGAGCGGTACGACAGCCATGTTTAGCTTTGTTTCACCAGCCGTTTTTACAGGCGTGACACTGACGTGTCGTGGTGGATTAGTTTATAACAGTTCTAAGGCAGATAAAGCTGTTTGTGTACTAGATTTTGGTGAAGAGTTCACGGCGTTGGGTCAAAACATTAATATAACTTTTCCTACTGTTGCTCCAACATCAGCCATCTTAAGGATTGTTTGATATGTGGAATGCTATTACCACAACACAGGTTGCGACATGGGTTGCTATTAACCCAGCCCAAACAACGACTTGGACTCAGGTGAGTACATCATGATTAACTACACCACACTTCTCAAACTAGCGCAGCCACAACCTGGAACAGAGGATGGCAGTTGGGGTACGACTGTCAACGACGCGTTAACATCGCCACTTGATATTGCGGTTGGTGGATCAGCCACTATAGACGTAACGTCTGGTAACGTGGTGCTGACTAACGGGGATGGTTCTGCGTCTAACCAAGCTCGATATGCTGTTTTACGTATTACTGGTACCCCCGGAACTACACGAAACGTAGAAGCCCCTGGAGGCAGTACAAGCCGTAACTGGTATGTCGTTCGTAATGAGTCAAATGGCTCTGTTGTCATTAAAGAGAATGCAACAACAGGGGTGACAATTCCTGCGGGTAAAACAGCCGTGGTGATGTGGTCGGGGTCCGACTACGTTATTGCAACAGTAGCAGGTGCTTCTTCGTCAACAGATAATGCTGTCGCACGATTTGATGGAACGTCAGGGCAGCTTATTCAAAACTCCGCAGTAACGATTGCCGATACTACGGGGGATATCACAGGCGGTAAGTACAACGGTCTGACAATCACAACATCGACAGGCACGTTGACAGTTGCTAACGGCAAGACGCTTACTGCAAGCAACACCTTAACACTCACTGGAACGGACGGCACAACCGCAGCATTTGGCGCTGGATTAACGATTGCGGCAGGTAAGACCTTTGGTGTTAACAACTCGTTGACGCTGGCAGGCACTGATTCAACAACCATGACGTTCCCAGGTACGAGTGCAACGATTGCTCGTACCGATGCGGCGCAAACTTTTACAGGCATTCAAACATTTAGTTCTGCGCCTGTGATGTCGGCATTAACCGTTAGCAAACCTGTTTTCACATCAGCAGGTGGCGCGTTAACATCGTCTGGAACTTTGTTGACTGACCAAGGCGGTACGGGGCAGACGACTTATACAGCCGGTGACATGGTGTATTACGCCACTGGCACGGCCATGACCAAGCTTGGTATTGGCTCACCCAATTATGTATTGACGTCTAGTGGTAGTGCGCCTCAGTGGTCCGCCCCTGCATCTGTTGTTATTGGCACGGCGACCAATATTCAAGGCGGAGCGGCTGGATCGGTTCCTTATCAATCCGGTGCAAGTACCACA